TTGCTAGAGATTCTGTTCAGCCTACAGGTACTGATCTAATCTTCCTGTCACACGTAGGTGTTCAGTCACTCGGTCGTGTTATTCAGGAAAAGTCAGCACCAATGCGTGACATCAGTAAGAACATTCGTAATGACTTATTCTCCGTAGTATCTGCGGCAGGAGTCAACATAAACTCCGCATACAGTGCAGAGAATGCGTTTTACTTATTGAACTTCCCAACACTAAACACACTCTATTGCTTTGACACTAGAGGTGCTTTGGAGGATGGTACTCTTAGAGTTACACGTTGGCCTAACACAGGATTCAAGTGTTTCCTACGTAGAGACAACGGTGACTTTCTAATAGGCAGTGCATTAGGTATTGGAAAGTACAATACGTATTACGATGATGGTGAAACATATTTAATGGAGTACCTAAGCAACTCATTGTCCTTTGGTGATGCTGCTCGTACTAAGATTCTAAAGAAAATTAAACCTACACTAATTGGTGGTTCAGGTACTGTAGCAAATATCAAATGGTCTTATAACTATTCTGATAACTATACAGGTCAGGCTATAACTTTAGGTTCTAGTGTACCTGCGTACTTTGGTACTGCTCAGTACAGCATAGGCACATACTCTGGTGGTGTTAAAATTAATACACCAAATATAAACTCTACAGGTAATGGTACAGTGGTTAATGTAGGACTTGACATACCTATTAATGGTACGGAGTTTTCAATACAGGAATTAAACATACAGGCTTTGATAGGTAGAATGCTATGAGTGATTACAACTATACTGATGTATTTCAGAATAAGGATGCAACCAATGCTGTCATTTTAGGCAGTGAGTTTCATACTGAGTTTAACAAGATTGAAATTGCTGTGAACAGTAAGGCTGACTTAGCGTCTCCTACGTTTACAGGTACTGTTACTATGGCAGCATTAACTGCCACAGGTACAGTAACTATGGACATTGACGGAGGTACATACTAATGGCTGCTGTTTGGACAGACGCAAGCGGAGCACTACGGACTGAAAGGTCTCCTAATGCTTTAGCTTTGAATACTAATAGTATCGGTCCTCAGACCGCACAACAAAGAATGGCAGCAAACGCACCACTAGGTGCTTCAGGTGCTTCAGGTGCTTCAGGTGCTGCGTCTTCTACAATTTTTGATAATTTCTGGGATGCCTTAAGCAATCTCAATGTAGGATCTACTTTAGGTGGTCTTTTGTCAGGGGCTGGTTACTACAACCTGATGAATGATCTTAAGAGCTTTGGACAGCAAGCGCAAACGAGCGCTGAAAGTATAGGAACTACAGCTGCTCAAGATACTCGCTTTGTACCGTTTACTGTTACAGGCGCTACAGGTGGAAATATTGCTACTACTCCTGAAGGTAGCACTACAATGACTGTATCACCACAAGAGCAAGCAATACAAGACATGCTCTTCGGTGGTGCTAGTCAGTTTTATCAGCAAGCTCAACAACCTATTGCACAGACTGAACAGGACATCTACAACCGTATGTTGGAGGTTGCAGCTCCTGAGAGGGAACGTCAGCAACTTGCTCTTGAGGAAAGGCTAGCAGCACAGGGCCGTTTAGGTACGTCCTCAGCAGCTTATGGTGGCGCTACGCCAGAGCAGATGGCACTGGCTACTGCACAGGAACAGCAACTCAATCAGTTAGGCTTACAGGCACGTAATCAAGCACTAGCAGAACAAATGCAATATGCTAATCTTGGTCAAGGTATGCTGGGCTCTGCTTATATGCCTCAGTCTAACCTACTTAATATTCTACAAGGTGGGTTAGGTACTGCTGGTCTTGCTGATGTTGCACGTAGACAAGCTGCACAGATTGAAGCAGAAGCTGGTATGAGCGGTCTTGATGCTTACTTACAAGCAATGCTTGGTAGAGGTAACTTAGGTGCTCAAGGTATTGCAGGACTTGCAGCACTTCTGGGAGGCCAGAAGAAAGGTGAAGGTCTGTTTGGTGATTTAGATCTTGGCAAGTTGTTCGGATTTTAATAGGAGACTAACATGGCATTAGGATTTTCAAGTGGTCTTCTGACAGGACTACAAACATTCGGTCAAGGCGGTGGAGCAATCCCCGCAGACCCACGTCAGCGTGATCTTATGCAAGCTGCTGGAGTAACTAATCCATTGCTTCAGCAGTTTGGTAGAAGTTTAGGTGGTATGTTTGGTGTTGAGACAGGAAGCCCTATGGAGCAGTTTGGTTCTGCTATACAGGGTATTGATACGTCTACACCAGAAGGTAAGAAAGCTTTGATTGCCGCTTTAGCTAAAGTAGATCCAGTATCTGCTGTTAAGATGAATGAAGCTTTTAAACAAGAACAAGCAAACGCTCCATTAAAAGCAGCAGAACTTGCTCTTAAGCAAGCACAAGTTACAAGAGCAGAAAGAGAGGCAAACCAAAGAACTACTGCAACTATTCTTAAAGTTCCTTTAAGAGATGCTTTGGGTAATCCTATCGAAGGTGCTTTTGATCTTAAGCAGTTTTATATTACTCAAGAGTACGATCCAGAAACTAAAGAGTGGTCAGTAGCTAAAAACTCAATGGATGACTTGACAAAGTTAGGTGTAGATCCTACACAAGTAGCAACACCAGAGATTCAAGATCGACATATTCTTGTAGACCCTACCAATCCTATGCGTACAATAGTTATTGAGTATAGAGAAAATGAAGATGGCGAAGTTGTTCCTTACCGTGTAGTCAATGATAAGGAAGCTGTTGAAGTTACTGAGGAGTATGTAAACTCTATTTTAGAAGCTAACAATCAAAAAACTAGACAGAATGCTGAAAGGCTACAACAACAACAGCAACAATCAAATACTGGAATGAAAGCAGCAATGCGCTCTGGTTTAATGTAAGGTAAGCTTAATGGCTAAGTCTTATAGATATCATCATCCTGTCGCGGGTATTGTTGAAGTACCCGCTGATGTTCCGCTTGATCAAGTAGATAATTATATACTTGAGCAAGCCGCTAAAACTCTTCCAGAGTCAGGAAGTATTGAAACTTTCTTTGATCAAATGGGTGAAGGCTTTATGTCCAGTATGCGTGGACTAAGCCAACTAGCATCTGAAGATGATCAAGGAATGGCAAACACCTATGAACAAGAGTTTCTGTCTAGGCTACAACTTAAACAAAGCCCTTGGGCAGGTTACTCTGGTCTTCTTTTAGGTAGTGTTTTTGATCCTGTTACATTACCTGCTGCCCTTCTAAAGCCTGTGGCTTTTGCTTCTAATGTTGCAACACTTGGAGCACGAGGTGCTATAGGTGGTGCAGTAGGTGGAGGAATACAGCCAACATACGAAGAGTTTCAAGATAGTCGTGCTTTAAATATTGGAGCTGGAGCTACTTTAGGTGCTGGTCTAGGCGCAGGTATAGGTAAAGTTCTTGATGTAGCTTTTCCTGAACAGGTCATTAATATGACTCCTCCTCCTGCTAAATCAGCAGATAATATTCCTCAAGAGCAAGACTCTTTATTTACTTTAAGAGAAACTCCTGATCAAGCTATGGAGCTTCCTCCTGCACCTACATTTAAAACTGAATCTGATATTCAAGCAGAAACTTTTGAAACTGTTAAAAGTGAATTAGTGGCTTTAGCGGGTAATCGTCTTGATGATGCTGAAGTTAAAACCATTGATAGTAATTTAAAAGCCTTAGATACTTTAATAAAAGATACTGAAGAAGAGCTTGTTAGGTTTGGTAAGTTTGCTGCTGGTGGCACTAAAAAACAGAGAGAAGCAACTCAGTCATACACGGATGATCTGTTCAATAAGTTAGGAGATTATCGAGACAGACAAGACGCTCTTAAAAAACAGTTGGCTTTAAATACAAGAGCAATTGATGCTGAAAGAGAACTACGTGTTTTAGGTGGAGTTAATAAATCCACTGGTCAAAAAGCAAAACTAGAAACTAGATTAAAGACTGTCGAGAAACAAATAGAAGATCTTCCAAAAACAGGTAGAAAGAAAACACTCAAATCTCTACAGAAACAAAAAGAGATACTTACAAAACAGCTAGATGATTTTTATGCTAGAACATCTACGCCTACATTTAAAAGAGTAATGGATGCTAGGCTTGCAGAAAATCAAAAGCGTATTGAAGAGTATAATCAAAAGCTAACAGAGTACAAAGCAAGACAAGCTGGAAAAGCTCCTGAAGCTAAAGAAGAGATTCCTTTAAACCAACTACCTAGAACTGAAGAAGGTTTAAAAGCGGCTGTAGAGGGGACTCCTCTTAGAACAGGTCTTGAAACTAGAGGAACTTCAGCAGGTTCTGCGGAAGCTAGACCTTCTGCTATTTATGCTCAAGAAGCATCAGAGGGTATAGATACTCCAACATTACTTAAGTCTGTTACTACTCGTCAAGAACCCCCTGAAGGCGCAATGGTTAGAGACGAGGGTTTTGATCTTACTCCTACAGAACGTATGCGTCAAGCATGGCGTAGGATAGCATCAAAAGAACAGATTGAAAATATCAGTGGAGTAAAAAACGGCAAGTACTCTTATGCAGCAATTGAAAAACTTGCTAAAGAACTTTCTGAAAAGGTTGGGAGAGACTACGACAGCTTAATGGAGTTTGTACAAGAACGTGTAGACAACCGTCAAATGTTTAGTGCTGTTGAGATGGAAATACTTCAGCCCCTATTTGATTCTGCTGAGGCGGCTATACCTGCTACTATGACTAAACTTAGAAGGCTTAAAAGAGCAGATAATTTAGACAGTGCTGAAGGATTAGAGGCTATACAGGATTTACAGTTTTATACTTACATTTCCAATGTTAGACTCGACCAACGTGCTCAAGCGTCTGCGGCATTGCGTCAGTTTAAGAGAGCAAAGAACATACGTAAGAGCCAAGACACGACTATCAAGAAAGGCAAACCAGTCGATAACGTAATTCTAGGGTTGAAATGCTAATGGCTAGTAAAGGATATATAACATCTGCTTGTAAAGATTCTATGGAATCTTACATTAATGCTCTTGATTTTGTTCTTGATGATGCAGAGACAATTAAAGCTGTACAACAAAGCCTTAAAAATGCAAGCAAATATAAGCAAGCAATGGATATTGGTTTAGCCGCTACCATTAATGGATATCTTTCTGGATTAGCTACACTAAGCGCAAACATGATTTCTCCTTTTGTACAAGGTGTACTAAGACCTTTGACTGTCGCTGTCGGAGCAGCTACAGATAAATTAGGAATGACTAAAGGAGATAGGGGTTTAAGAGATGCTGTAGCTATGGTACAGGCTCAACTAGAAAGCTTTGGTGCTGATCTTATATTTTTTAAAGCAGGATTTAGAAGCGGTAAACCTTTAGATATAAGAACTACAGTTAATGCTTTGGCTAATACACAAAATATTTCTGTTATAGAAGCAAGGCAAAAGATTATTGACTCTGCCGCTAGAGCTTTTGCTGATGCTGAAATAGCAAAAGGGAGTACCCAAAGTGCTGAAGAGCTTGCTGCTGTATTTAAAGGAAAACCCAAAGAAAAGCTTGATGAGCTTATAGAATCTTTCTTGGGAGAGAACTATGACTACATAACAAGTAATGTTAAAGGTCTAGGTTTTATAAACTACCCTACAAAAGCTATTGTAGCTATTGATGAGTATTCTAAAGCTCGTTTTCGTAGAATGAAGATAGCTGAACTTGCTTCTAGAAAAGCGCGTAAAGACGCTGATGCTGGTAAAGGTAAGTATGCAGATTTATTAGATGAATATAAAAAGCAATCCTTAGTTATTAATGATTTTCCACAGAACACTAGCTATAAAGAAATACAAAAATCTTTAACATCCTTAGAAAAAAACTTAGGTAGAGTCTTTGGATCTAGTGAAGACGACATGATACCTTACGAGACAGTAAAAGAGTTTGCTCTTGATCAGACTTTTCAGTCTCGTTTGCATGGAATTCTTGATTCTATTTCCAGAGCAAGACACAACGGAACCCCTCTTGGAGCTGCTTTTACTTTTTATGTTCCCTTTATTAAGTCTCCTTGGAATATTATTAAAGAAGGCACCACTTATGTTCCTGTTTTACCTGTAATCGCTAGACCAAAATATGTAAAGTTTGGGGAAAATAAACCAATACCTATGACCAAAGATGAGCTTATACCTAGACAGATTATAGGTGGCTCTATGTTTCTTGGTGTCATGGCTATGTATGATGCTGGTAGAATAACAGGCGCTCCTAGAAATGCACAAGAAGCGCAGGAGTGGAAAGACAAAGGGATTCAACCTCAGTCTATTAAGATTGGAGACACTTGGATATCTTATGCTCGTGTTGAACCTATCGCTACAGTGTTTGGAATAGCTGCTGAACTTAAAAGATCTTGGGATGAATACCAAGAAGACCCACGACCTTCTGAAGATAAAGATCTTTTTGGCGAAACTACGATTGCGCTTTTGACAGGTTTAAAAACTCACATTCTACAAAAGTCTTTTGTAGAGGGTCTTGCAAAGATGTTTGATTTTGCTTCAGACCCTGTTAGCACTGGTTCGTCTTTCGTGTCTCAGACACTCCGACCTTTAACTCCTGCTATTGTTAATCAGGCAGCTAGATTGCTGGATACTTCTGAACGTCAAGCAACAACTCAGTTAGAAAAAATACAGCAAAGGATTCCTATCTTAAGAGAACAATTACCCAAGGACTACGGCAGTTATGGAGGTGCTCGTGAAAGAAACCTCTCACAAACTCTTACAGGTATGGGTGCGGTTAAAGATTCGGAACGAACAGAACTACAGCGTGAGGTTGAGTACACTGGTGTTAAGATATCACGACCACAGAAGAAGCTTAAGAGTGTCGAGCTAACTAATGATCAACTAGCTGACTATAGAGAGTTGTCTTCTGACTTAACAACAAAGTATTTAAACAGCGTTATTAAGTCTAGAAACTATCAGAACGCAACCAAGTCTCAAAAGAGAAGGTACTTAGAGATAATGTCTTCTAAAGCTAGATCAAAAGCTAGAGAAGTTTTTGCGGCACAGCTTGCTAAGACTGATCCAGAGTTTGCTCGTAAGTTTAATAACGAAGAGATTATTAGACTAGGTTTGGAAGATAGGATAGAACTAAAAAGCCCCTCACAATAGAGGGGCTAGTTAGGTAAATCATGATTTACTTAGGCTATCTCACACGCGCCTCCTACACACGCTAGTTCTTGAGAGCCTTCTGTCACGTCACTAGCTTCATTCAAATCCCAGCTTACTGTCTCTGGTATTGCCTTCACTAGCTCGTTGTATCGCTCTTCTGTAATTGACTCATATGGTGCTTGCTCATAGGTATGATCAGAGTAAGGCAGAAAGCTAACACCACTAACACTATCGAAATTATTATATAACCAGTTACCAATAGCAAGGTACTCGTCATCTCGATAGTACACTGTAATAGACGGCTTATGCTCACACCAGTGCTCCTGATACATAGTCCACAACTCAAGCTGCTCTAGCCCTGTCTGGTCTCCAGCGATCACAGCGCCCTCTGGAGCTTTCTTAACGAAGGAGAATACCTTGGTAGTGGGTGATAGGTTATCGTTCTCTACAGGGACTCCTGCGGCCTCTAGTACACTACAGAGTGGGTCACGGCTATCAGCCCTAACACGCCTAATGTAAAAAGGACTAAATCTCCCGTGAATACCAGAAGCACTGTCCACCAACTGTGAGACTGTACCAGATGGTTTAACGCACGTGATTGCACAGCTTTGGTTGATACCCAACTTCTTAGCCCATTCTTTATTGGTTGCAATAGATTCATTCTTTAGATCCTCTAGTATTTCTGACAGTGGTCTACGCTTACCGTTGTCAAACCACAAGCCACCATCAGACTTCATTGACATGACAGGATGGTCTAGTATCCCTGTCATACTTACTCCCAGAAGAGCTTCCTCTTCCGTATTTTCCTTCCATTTTCTCCGTAGGTATCGAAAGTCTGTGAGGGTAGCTTGGAGAGTTCCAAGGATACTCGCAATTCGTACTTTCCTTCGCAGAGTGTCGTATGTGTCGTCAGCCCTGACAACAACTTCTGACAGGTTACAAAATTGGTTGGGTCTGAGGATAATCTCTGAGCAAGGATTTGTGCCAAAGTCCCAGTCGCTATCTCGTCTACCGTTTTTCGCAGCCTGTTTCTGACTTGCCACTCGACTAAAGATACCTCGTTCGCCTGATCTAGATTCATATAAACTTACCCATTCATTTAAGAAAGCCTCGAAGTCTGGCTTCTCTGTGTAACATGCGCTGTTGTTTGCTAAGCCCCTTTGCGGTTCTTCGATCCACCACTGCCCGTGCTTTGCTCTTCGGAGTCTGTCGTCTGTGAGGTTGCTGAGGCTGATGAGCGCACTTCGTCTAACCCCTCCGACAACCACGATCTGAGCGATTTTGCAGCAAATATCATGGCACTCAATGCTACTGAGTTTTCTACCAGCCGCCCGTTTAAAGACATCAACTGTGAAACGGAATAGTTCGACAAGGGGTTCAGGGCCGCTAGCTCTGCCTCCAAATGTTTTAAGTGTTGCTCCAGCTGGACGTACTTTTGACACATCCCAGCTCGGTAGTTGTCCACTATAGAGCAGAGAGATGAGTTCTCGGTAGGCTTTTGCCCATCCGATTTTGCTGTCGATGACTGTGATTGTTGTTTCTGTTTCATGAAAGTCCTCCGCGACTTCAGGTAGTTTAGTTACGTACTGACGCTCTACAGAAAAGCCAACACCAGTACCACACATAAGTATATACATCATCTCATCGAATGCTCGTGGATGATCAATAGGCAGGTAGCTACAGTTAAATCCTGCTACGTTGTCACGGTCAAGTGCCTTACCTGCTGTCATCAA